GTGCCAGGGTTCTTCTGGAACAACTTCCCATGAAAAACCAAACTTGCGGACATTAGCGATTAGCCACTTGAGACGCTTTGGTTCTCCAGCCGTATGAACATCAACAGCCAATCCGAGTATTGTGCTGTGATGTACCAGGAGCTGCCAAAGAAGCTAGCTTAGGATCTTTCTTGTACCACTTCTTACCTTCAAACGTTCTCGTAGCATTTCCGTTTGGCGTTGTTGTATAACGCTGTTTGAAAGAGGCAAGTTGCGATTCGTATGTTCTATATGTGTCACCAGCTGAAGTTGGTTTAAGCTCTATACCATCTGCTTTTGCTGCTTCAACCATAGCTGCCCATGCGGCTGCGGTAAGCCAATGAAGCTTACCACCACCAGCTGCTGGACGCAAAAGAGATTCTGGAAGCTTACCGGGAGCAACACCCTTAAGATCAGCTGGTTGCTTAACCGGAACTACGATGTCCCATTCTACTTTTGGCATATTGCGCCTTTCTATCTGCTAGAACTATGAATTACTTCTTCTTTTTCTTCTTTAAGATAGCTGCCTTAATGAAGGGAGGAAGTTTTTTCTGACTGGCCGTTAGACCAGCTTCACTCTTTTTTGCACCCTTATTAGCTGGGGCTTTTTTTGATGTCATTTTCTTTTTCATAGCCATGATTAGTATCCCATCTTTTTCTTGGATGACTTCTTTGTCATTTTCTTACCTGTCTTTTTTGCATATACTTTAGCTTTCTTTTCGCCAGCCTTTGTATATGCAAATGATTTATTTCCTACTTTTGGCATTTGTTTCTCCTTGTTATTTGTCTTTTTAATTAGTAATTAGATTAATTGTATATTACCACTTAACTTTATTCGCCCAGTAAGCAGCGGACATTACACCCTTGCTAATATTTTTTGAGTGACGAGCCTTAAAAGATTCGCGACGTCTACGATAGGCGGCAGACTCGCCCTTTTTCTTTGGCGAGCCAGAAACTCCCTGTTGACCAAATCTAATAAGCTTTACTTTAGATCCACTTTTAGCTAAAACAGCATGACTTTTTTTGGGATGATTGGGAGTTCGTTTTGGCTTGTTGTAGCCAGCAAAAGTTTCATTACCCTTTTTAATCGCCATGTATTTAACCCTTTATTTTGTCGGTTTAGGATGTTTGTCTTTTGATACTTTTCTAGATTTTGCTAAAGCCATTATTTTTAGACTACCTGTTGATCTGAACCGCCACCACCGCTGCTTTTCTTTGGTGTTGACTTTTTCTTTGTAGCCGCTGGTTTCTTTTTTGAAGAGGTTTTCTTAGCGACTTTAGTTACATTCTCTACTTCCTTTTTGGCTTCTGCCACAAGGTTAACTGCGGCTTTGTCAACAACATCAACAACTTCCTCAGCTCGATTCATCGCCTGATCTATTACCGCTTCAGGAATAAATGAAAGAGGGGAGTTTTTCTTTCCCTTCTCATTTGCCAGTACAGCTTGTAGTTTTGTAAAGAATTTCTTAATCATTTTATACCTCTTTATTTTAATTTGAGTATGTTTATATAGTATCGCTTTAAACCGCAAAATGCAAATTATCGACCCTGTTGAGCCTCTTTTATCGCATTGTATCTATCTGCTGTCTCTTTGGAGGCCAAAGAAAAAGCTTGTGATGCGGCGTCTTTTACGGCTTGAGAAAAAGCATCCACATTAGATGGATCTGCCCCCTCAATTCCAACAGTTAGACAAACCATAACATCCACATTTTCAAAGTTTCCAGTATTAATTTTTCTTCCTACAGCGACTGTTAAAACCGGTTCAGTTTTAACGGTTAGCTTTTGATGTGTTGCAACTACCGAATCCATTACGGTCGAAACAGATTGCTCTACAGCGCTTTCGGTTATCTTTGGCATTTATACTCCTACCTTTTCTAATTGATTTGTAATTAATTTGAGGGTATTAATAGACTGTTCTTCTAGAGACATGTCATCGGTTTTAAGAATATGTGTTGCTTTGCCTTTAATAATGTCAATCTGTTTTTCTGAATGATGATTCATTTGCTCATACGAAAGTGGTCGTCCATCTCTTTTTATAATTCTTTGGTTTAAAGTTTTTTCTTCTGCATCAAATACAATAATCATACCATTTGGTTGTTTCAGAATAGAGTCAGCTTCATTTTCAAATCTAACATCAGATATAATTACCGCAAATGGGTTTGGGACCTGATCTTCGCTTAGACGATTTACATACTGTCTGTATAGTTTTGAAGACTTCATAATTGCCCAATCCGAAAGACACGAGTCTCTGTGACTTCTACAGATATCCCCTGCCGTTTGTAAAAAGTTTCTAGGTTTAGTTCCTTCTGGCTCTATAGAAAGAGCTTCAATCTGCATAACCATGTTTGTGAGTTTTTCGTAGTCTGGAACGAAACCAATAGAACTTCCACCATAAATATCGTAAAGAACGTCGTGAATTGCGTAAAGTTTTCTAGACCTTTCGTTAACTCCTTTTATATTTTTTTTGATAGAAGCTAGCTCATACAATGGAAGAGCATAGAAAATATGCTGCCAAATAATTAAATTACCTTCGGCCAAACCAGCCGCAGACACAACAGAACCTTTTGGACATATGGTTTCTGCTACAGAAGTTTTTCCACTTCCAGCCCTACCGGCTAAGCCAATTATAATTGGATAATTTTCATTAAAAGTCTTACTCATGGTTTCACAAGTATATCACAAATTTTTACGATTACGTTTTTTATCGGCTAATTTATCCAAAAATTGATTACACAGCTCGTCTGGCTCCCACACAAAGTTTCTTTCAACTTGAACAATCTTGAAATTAAATTCTTCTTTTATGTCCTGAATAGTCATAAGCAGGGGGAGTAATGAATTGTTTCTGCATTTCCATTTACCGCTTATCTGATTGGCAACCACTGCGGAGTCTGTATAAATGATCGGGTCATGAAAATCAGACATAGAACATATTAATAACGCCGATATAACGGCTTCAAATTCGGCTTCATTATTGGTTCTTAAACCAAGACCTCTGGCAAATTGTGCAACCTTTTTTCTGTTTTTGTATACCACCGTAGCACAAGCGGCTTCTCCTATTTTTTTTTGTCCCTGACCTCTGGATGCTCCATCGCAAAATACTTCAATATGCATTGGGGCTATATCTTTATATCAAACTTTATATTTAATTCTTTTGCTCTTTTTTTAAGGTTGTTTAATTGCCCCTCCGTTGAAACAATGTGCGTACGTATAAGAGAGTATCTTCTTTTCTTGTACTCTATCTGAGTGGGAAAATCTAAGTACTGTCTAGATTCAGAAAAAAATTCATTTGACGAATCAACTGCTTTATAATGACCGATATACATATCAGTATGTCCTAAAATCTTTTTCGCTATAAAACCCTTTTTCTTCTCTTGAAGAAGCAATCTGCATAGATTGAACTTTGTCAATTAACTTTCTTGCCGACTCAGAAGCGATTCTTGCTGCTGCCTCCATGGATTCAGCCAAATGAACTATTGACTCAGCAGTAACTAGAGCGGTATATTCGCCCTCTGCGGCTCCTAGGGCGTTGGCTTCTCTTTCGGCCTCGTTCTTACCCACCCTGTTAGCCTTGTAGACCCTCTTGTATGACCCCTCTATGAGCTTATATTGAGCTCTGGCCATTCCGGCAAAACGCGCTATCCTTCCATAAACATTCGATGTTCTTGCAACCAAAGAAGCTAAATCTTTTATATCAAGGTCAAGAGTATCGGTATCTGGTATGGTTATAAAATATTCTGAGTCCTTTTCCCCCGAAGCATAGGCCGTTACAATTTCTTGAATTTGTGGATCTATAAAAGATCTTAAAAGTTCATTTAGTTTCTGCATTCCGTGAACGTTCATGTTATTCCTTTTTTAGATCAAGAAAGTTTATTACATCTTCCATCTTAGATTCTATCACAATCTTCAGTATTTTATCTCTTGTTTTAGATAAATGCTCCCTAACCGTATTTGGATGCTCGGATATTTTTTGGCTTATTTGACTCGACCTTAGTCCATCAACATAACGCCACTTTAAAAGCTGCCTTTCCTGAATGCTTAAGCTTATAAATGGTTCTGCGCAATTTTCACCAAGAATCCAAAACTCATTTATCTCTTCTGCACTTAGGAACGATTCCATTTCCTTGTCTTCTACAGGTGCCTTAAAGCCAATTTGATTTTGCTGATCGTCGCTCTCGTCTGAAGACTCATCTGCCAATAGGGGAAATGTTTTTCTTCCTAGTTGATCTATTAAAAAAGTATCAACATTTTTTTTCAAGAGATAAAAAAAATAACTATAAAGAAATCCGACTAAAGGGTATTGGTCCCTTTTCTGAATCTCTTCTTTGGTATCGCGCAATACATTGAAAAAATGTCATGTCAACAGTCTGCCTAACATCTTCTTCATCGCCGATATCTTTTTGCCATATACGTAATTCCGTCTGAGAACTTCATTTACATGCTTATATCCAGCTAAATTAAGTTTGTTTTTCATTAAAGAAAAACGAACAAACGGATCCTTTACAAAAAGAGACGTAAATCTTCTAATGTCATAATCATTTAAATTATATTTACCATAATATAACATTGTTGTATATTTTGTTAGGAAATTATTAAAAACTTTTATCAATTCTCTTTGAGATTTTTGATTACCGTTTTTAGCTTTTACTATTAACTGCTGCATTTCCTCTTCGTCTAAATTGTAATATTGCTCTTTATACGACCCCATTATTTTCCTTCCCAATTCAAAATCTTATCTGCGTAAAAAGATCTAATGTCTTCATAGAATATTATGTTTTTAATTCCCAACTGCTCTGCGTAATCTTTTGCGTCGGTATTAAATTTGCTTATAACAAAAATCAAATTATTGAATTCTTTTTCATAATATCTTTTAAATCTTTTAAGTTTTATTTTACTTTTATCATCTAAAAAACCTTTTATTTCAATCCAAATACTTTTGTTGTTTATATAAAAATCTGGAGTATAAGCTTTGGTTCCTCGTTTAATCGGAAATGCAAAAACGGTTGGTTCAAATTCAAAATCAATATTATACAACTTTAATATTCTAGCAAAGTTAGCTTCCCAATTGGACCTTAAAACTAAACCTATATCTTCCCTATAACCAGTCTTTGTATGCTGGTAGACGTTGCCTTTGCCACCGCTTTGATGCTATAGTGGTTTCGTCAATCGTATAGTTCTTTAGCAGGGGGCGGTTTAAAACAGGGTGTTTTGTAAGACCAGAGATCTCCAAAAAAAATTCCTCTGGAGCGTTGTTTTTTACCATATATCTGCTATCCTATACCTATAACCTAATCCTAGTCCATTATAATTTATAAACCATCCACAAATCAAATAATCAAGGAGAATAACATGACAAGCAAGTTAGACACACTCATCGATAGCTTCCTCATTGAGGTTAACGAAGAGATTATCACTAACCTCAGCACAATGGGCTACTCGCGTGACGAGGCAACAAAAGTTGTTGCGGAGTTCGGTGAGTTCGATCTGGCCGCTTCAGCAGCTGCTGAACCAGTCACCGCCTAAGTAATTCCCCCCGCTTGGGGTAGGGACCGGAATATGGTTCCTGCCCCAAGTTTTTTATTTATACCGCTATGCTTTAGCGAGCTTGCGCAGCCTAAAGACCCCCGTATTGCAGGCTCCCGATTTAGCGAAGTCGCAGTAAGTGCAAGCTCTTTCGTTCTTAGTTGGATGAAAAAATGTGTCTTTAGTAATCTTATTTATTTCTTTAATTAAATTTTGTTTTACATTTTCTAAATCTTCCCTAGTAAAAAGATGACCTTTCCTTCTACCGGATCTTAAATAATACATTTCCGCGTAAATGTTTTTATTGGGAAAGGCTTCAGAAACCGCTAGAGCATAAATGCCCAGCTGTAGATTACTTTGTATATCTTTTTGCGCGACTTCCCATTTACCAGTTTTATAATCGATTATCTTTAATGTATTTTCATCAACAATATCTATTCTATCTATGTAACCAAGAATGGAATAGCTACCAATTATAAAATTAAACTGATATTCCTTATCAAGAACATCGAATGTGGATTCACCATATTGATCAAAAAATTCATTTAGTATGGTGGTTCCAACTTCTACTAACTGATCTCCAACAATTTTATCTGGGTCTTGTTTCTTGGCGTGATGTTCATATGATTCAACCAATTTAGTGTGATCAAGTTTTTCTTCTTTAGAAACATTATCTTCTAATACTGAATGTATTATATTTCCGAAGAAGAGCCGCGTCATTTTTCTGTCTTGGCTCTTTTTGTATGTAGCTATAAAAGTATTTTGATGGACACGACTTGTAGGTGTCTATTCTTGAATAAGAAAAATCCACTAAAGCAAGGCGCTCAAAGTCGGATAATTCCGATATGGATTTAATTTGTATTGTCATCAATATCCTGTATATTTTGAACAAAAACCCCATTTTCGTCATACTCATTGCCATTTTCATCTATAAAATGACCACTATGAATATTCCTATATGAACCGCTCCCCCACAGGGATCCAACCAGTAGTGCCAATTTCCATGTAATCATCTTCGTTATACGGCCAGCTCATCATTTTCCATCCAATCGTTTGCGCCCTCTTTTAATGATACCACGGTATTGTTAATACCATCGATATTATAATAGTAGCTTAATATTGCGTGAAGATCAGCGAGCTCAGACGAAGAAGCATAAAAGCCAGCTATGCCAGATTGAACAAAATAACTTAAGGCATCCCCTGCCCTATATTCAATAAGGGTAATTTCATTCAAAACCATTCTACCCACTTCTTGTGTATTCATAATCTACTCCTCATATATAGTTATCGGATTAAAATTTGGGTCGTTCATTTTTTCCCTCATATCACCAACGTAAGAGTCCCAATCTCTTTCATCTTGAGATTTTTTCTCATACTTAACAGTTCCCTTAAATGGATTAGTTTTAAATTTAGTTATGATTAGTTTACCTTCTTGTGTTCGCCATCTAAGAATACCATTTTTGCAATCACAATAATCGTCTGGGTGCGCATCTATGCAGCCCCTGGGATCATACCTGCCGCTGCAGGTGTTGCATTTCGTATACCTACCCTTATCCTGGCACCTATTGCACGATGAACAGAACGCCCAGCATGGCTTTTGTGTTGGATTTTGGTATGTTCCCGGTAGTGTCATGTTAGCTCCATGTGTTTATTAGTTCGTTAATTTTATCTTGTATTTTTAACGATGTTGTTTTTTTAAAACGAAAAGTAACCTTTTTATTGTTCTCTATGTAAGAAAAGAAAACATTTATTGGTCCGTTTGTAGGCTCAATTATATCATAAATAGTTTGAATTAGTTCCATACTAGGCGACTTGGAGAGTTTTAAATTTATTGATTGAGTACCAATAGCTTTTGATGCATCTATTTTATCAATAGAATTAAAAAATATCTTTGTTGTAGCTACTTCATCTTCGTTTTCCCTATTAATAGACCCCGTAACAATCACTATATCGCCCTCTAAAAAGAAATCGTCAGCTAAATTTTTAGACTCCCTTGGAAAAACGATCACCTCCATTTCCCCGGTGAGGTCTTCAACTACAAACTTGAACATCTTCTGACCTTTTTTGGTAATAATTTTTTTAACTGCCGTAATTATTCCGCCAACTTTAACGTTTGCGCCACTAGACATTTCGCCTGCGTCTTGTATCTTTAGGGTAATATCCTTCTGCAAGAAATCCCACACGCCCTCGATTGGATGCTTAGACACATATATGCCCAATTCTTCTTTTTCCTTTTCTAATATATCTAACTCATATTTTCTTGTCATATCAAATTCTTGGTCTACGCTAATAAGTTCATCTAAAGCGCCAGCTCTTGCAAGGTGTTCAAGTGTTGATTTTTTTAACACAGCTTTATCAACTCTTCTAAAAAAATCATACATATTTAGATATGGTCTTTCAACATTCCTACAGTTAATTACTGCATCCGCTATAGATTCGCCAATACCGTTAATCGCAGACAGTCCAAAAATAATTGTGCTATCGTCAATTACCTCAAAGTCTTTATTAGATCTGTTAATTGACGGCGGAAGCACCGATATACCAAGCTGCCTACAGTCGGATAAATAGGCAGCTAATTTATCTTTATTTCCAACCACAGAAGACAATAACGCAGCCATATACTCCGCAGTGTAATGAGCCTTAAGGTAAGCGGTTATATATGAAACCATTGCGTAGCTAGCGGCGTGAGCTCTGTTAAACCCATAGCCACCAAAGTATTCAATATCCGAATAGATTTTATTAGATATTTTTTTATTCAAACCAGAATATGATTCGCATCCTCTTACAAATTTCTGTCTGAATAAAGCTATTTTATCCATAAGCTTTTTACCAATAACTTTTCTTAAATCATCGGCTTCAGCGGAAGAAAAACCAGCAAGCTCTCTAGCTACGCCCAACACATCTTCTTGATATAGCATAATCCCCAAAGACTGTCCAAGAACTTTTTCCAGCTTTGGATGATCGTATAAAACCTCAGATCTTCCATGCTTTCTATCAATGTAGAGTTTGTCCATCCCAGAGCCCATAGGACCGGGCCTGTGTAATGATATTAATGCCATGATGTCTTCTATTGTTTTAGGTTGAAGCTGAACCATCATCTCTCGCATGCTGTTCGACTCAAGTTGAAAAACGCCCATAGCCTGCCCCTTGCACAACATTTCAAAGGTACGCTTATCGTCCAATGGAGTTTTATTAATATCAATATTAATTCCCCTCCTACCCCTAACTAAATCAAGGCAAATATCAATAACTCCAAGATTTCTTAATCCAAGAAAATCTATTTTAAGCAGACCGCACTGCTCAACCCTACCCATATCCCACTGGGTTACAACTGGCTTGTCTACACCTTTTTGCATTATGGGCAGATAATCCATTAGGGGATTGCGAGATATGACAACTCCAGCTGCGTGTATGCCGGTCTGCCTTACTAAATTCTCTAGTCCAAAAGCCGCATCTATGATTTCTTTTGCTTGTAAATCTTTTTTATAGATGGAAGAAAACTCTTGTACTTCCATGCATTCGCTTAAATCTTTTGAAATACCTAACACTGGTGGCGGAATAAGCTTAGCCACTTTATCACCAGTAGAAAAATCGTAACCAAGAGCCCTAGCGGCGTCTCTAATGGATTGCCTAGCGCCAGTTCTGTTGAATGTACAAATATGCGCTACTCGATCACTGCCATATTTAGATCTAGCGTATTCAATAACCCTATCCCTGTGCCTGTCGTCGAAGTCAAGATCAATGTCCGGCATTGATTTTCTTCCTTCAACTAAAAATCTTTCAAATAGTAAACCAAACTTAATCGGATCTAGATTTGTAATATCAAAAGCATAGGACAAAACACTCCCAGCAGCAGAACCTCTACCCCATCCAACTCTTATATTATTTGATTTAGCCCATCTAACAAGATCCGATACAACTAAAAAGTATTCGGGAAATCCCATATCTTTTACAACTTTTATTTCATAATTTGCTCGCTGAACAATCGATTCAGGAAGTTCATTACCATATCGATTGCGCAATCCCTCCCAAGCCAATCGCTCAAAATACTGAGTTGATGTTTCATTTGTTGGAATTGGAAAGTTTGGAAAGTGAATTTCTCCAAACTTTAAATTTACATCAACCATATCACAAACTGACATAGTATTTTTTAGCCAGTCTGCGTTAAATAGCGTTTCCATATCTTGGTAGGATTTCAAATAAAAGTTATCTCCGGAAAAAGAGAATCTATTTTCAGTATGCACATTAGAGTTAGTGGCTACACATAACATGATGTCGTGTGCCCTAGCGTCATGTTGATGCACGTAGTGGCAGTCGTTAGTTGGAATCACTTTAGCCCCAATTGTTTTCGCTATCTCTATGAGCTTATTGGAAATTTTTCTTTGTTCTGTTATTCCGTGATTCTGTATTTCTATAAAATAGTTTTCTTTACCAACAATGCTCTGCATCTTATACGCAGCTTCTAGCGCAAAATTATAATCATTTCTTAAAAGCGCCTGGCAGACTTCACTATTTAAGCAACCAGATAAAACAATAATTCCTTCAGAATATTGAGAAATTAAATCGTGATCTAGTCTAGGCTTTACGTAGTATCCTTCTAAAAAAGATTTAGAAGACATTTTAATAATATTGTGATAACCAACATTATTCTTTGCCAATATTGTTATATGATAAGGACCCCTTTGTTCCCACTCATTTTTAGACGGGCCAGATCTTTCCTCTTCATCTCTGTCAAATCTAGTTTTTCTAGCTTGATAAAATTCGCTTCCGAAGAATGGGCTTAACCCCTACTGCCGTAGCTACGTCATAGAAATCTAGCCAAGAGTGTATGTTGCCGTGATCCGTTGTAGCTAGGCCGGACATGCCAAGCGACTTAGCTCTATCAAGATATTTTTCTATATCACCATGCCCGTCTAGCATTGAAAAGACTGTATGATTATGTAGATTAGTCCAATTTTTCATTGAATTCCTCTTTGTCTTTTGATATCATCTAACACCTTCTGCTTATCTTTTCTATAGCAAACGATTACAACTCCAGAACAATATTTACACACAGGAGGCTTTCCTGCTTGGGCAAACGGACTAGCAAACATAGACCTTTCAGACTGCTCAGTGCCACAGTCGGAGCACAAACCTATTACATCATCGTTTGGCATTGGAATCCTTTATGGTTTTGTAGGCAAATCGAACCGGCGAAGGTGAAGACTGCTCACTTGTTTCAAACAGCTTATCACCTATTTTAACCCATTTATTTCTTTTTTCCAAAGCACAGTTTCCGCAGCCGACCCCTACCGCATTAGCTCTGTCGCACGTGTACGGCCTGCCGCCTATGCCCAACTCCCTTCTTCTTATCCAATCATTAATGTGTCCAGTAGATTTTTCAAAATTATAGTCGTCACAACTACTAAGTATTTCGTGAAGATACTTTATGGAATCTACATTGTAAGTTAATATAGAACATAAAAACAATCTTGCCTCGTGTTCTAGTTCTTTATTGTTAATAGCTTGTTCGTGTAATCTCTTTGTTGCAGGGCAGTTTTTCCATAGATTTTCTTTTTCAAACGACTTTTGTTTTTCATTAAAAGCTTTTAACTTACTTGAACCGTACTTATTAAATGACTCTAAAAAATCTTTTGGTTTTGTTTTTTCTTCTTCCATTTGATACGTAAACTGCCTATACCATTCATTTGCGGACAAAGAAAAGACCTGCTCTTGAACAAGATTTTTTCTTTCAATAGAACAATAAGAAACTATGGAATCTATACTTGAATTTAAGATCTCCTTAGGAATAAGGTTTTTATATAAACCGGTAGATTGATGCTTAGATCCAGGTAGGCGCCACATTCTTCTCATATCGTAAACGGCAAAGTCTAAAGATTCTATTAGATATTTTTCTTTTATTTTTGATGCAATATATCTAAATATCTTAGGAAGTTCATTTGTTGGATTAATTCCCAAAGCTACAGCTTCACATTCAATATGAAAACCCTTCTTGCCAGTAAAATATACAAGAACAGATTCTTCTGGAATGAGATTTATTAAATAATTATACAAAAATATAACTTCTTTATGGCACTTGTTTATATCTTCATTGTCTAAATCAAAATAAAGAGAACCGAGCCTACTGCAGTTGTCTATATCTTTTGAATTGTAATGCCAAACGGAAGTATATAAACCAGTATTATTGTGTAGTTTTCTATACTCGTCAATATTGTTCATGTCATAAAAGATCGGGTTGTCGCCCGCCTTGTCTCTTATAACTCTATCAAGAGATGGTACGTATCTGGCGACCTCTACGTATCTCCACTGGTTAAGAAACTTTGTTTCATCATTTGAAAGTCTCATTTTATAGAGACCTTCCCAATCTTTTCGTTGTAATTCCACACAACATATTTGCAAGTAGGATCCATCTGTTCACCATAAGACCTATAATATATTGATTCATTGATGTACTGCTCTAAGGATTTTAGTAACAGTAATCTCTTCTGAAGGACGTTATTTTGATTTGTTGTCATCTGGTTTCCACCTATACTCAATTATAGCTTCTCCGTCAACTATGGTGTGAAGTTTTGAAGATATATTGTCTGCGAGGTGAACTATCATTTCCAAATGAGTTCCGGGTATTGTTTCTGGAACAGGAGACCATGGGCCAAGATGACACCTAATGAGTCTCATTATTTCTTGAACTGTTTTATCATCAATATATAGAGTCGCAGAAGAGGCTTCTGAAGAGTATTTTTTATCTTCCTCAATACACCACATAACAAACTTTTCTACAGTATAGGGATGAAATGGATCGTAGACATACGAACTGTCGCCATCTCTTTTCACACCTTTGGTTATATCATGCAGCAGCAGCGCGGCATAGATTAGATCACTTTCTTCAGTTTCCAAACCATATGATGCGCACAGAATCTTTGCAGCTCGAACCGCCCTTTGCGTATGAATAACATTCCCCCCCTGATCGTGCTCATCAATGGGATGATACTTTTTAGAAAAACTAGAAGGAATAATCCAAAAAGCTTCACACTTTAAAAGAACAGATCTAACAAAATTTTTGATATGAACTGACGAGATTAGGTTAATTTCCTCTAATAGAGGAGAAAGAACTTTATCCTCTTCTTTATTTTCTTTTAAAAAAATATCTTCATCCAAAAGCTTATCCAATATAGATTTCTTCATTCTTTATCTCCATCAAAACGAGAACCATATTTATTCGCTAAAGATTCGTATTCTTTATCTACAAGATAATAAATAAATTTAGCTGGGTCAAAAAAACCAGTTAAATTACTCATATAGTTTATTTTATAAGTTAATTCATTTGTAAACAGAATCCCAAGTCTCCCCTTTTCACGTCTTTTTGACATTTTTCCACCCCTTCCACTTTGAGCAGGGCTTATCAAACGGACATTTTTTGCAATACCAAGTAAGACCTCTTCTTGGAACAAACGACTGCTCATCGACTATTTGATCTGCCCAAAATTCTAGTGCCATAATATCTTCTTCTTGTATCTGAAATTCTTGAAAAGATATTTTTGGTTGAGCAAAGTCGATATAGCCAAATTTTGTTTGTTGAACTTTAGTAGGATTTTTAAAAGAATAAGCGTGTTTCATAGCAGCGAAGTCTACTTCATACATATTCTGATGACTATCTTTATAGTTAAACAAAAATTTAATTACGTAATATTTTTTATTTTTTGCCAAAATAACATCAAAAATATATGCGACTTTAACCCTCTGCCCGAGGGGAACGACGCATTCGTCGTTGATAGATATGGGTATATAGTCTTGATGACTAAAGTTTTTGTGAAAAGAAAGAAGTAAAGCAGCGGCCTTTGTCGTTAGGCTGGCATTGTTTCCGTAAGCACTTTCGTGCTTTTCGGTGATAATATCATAATCAGAAACGTCAGAAGAAAACCAGAGCTTCTCCCATCTATTTAGCAGGGACGCGTATGAGGGAGCGTATCCTCCTTGTTTTTTATAAAAAAAATAATAAATAATTTCTTTTATAGTGTTTTCAAATCTTTCAGAAATAAAATCTCTAGCCTGAATTTTTTCCGATAAGCTATCTTCATGCCTGTATTTATACAATAGGGCGCATGTTTGATAATCCTTAATGGCTTGTGTGTTAATTAGTTTCATTATAAAAAGTCTCCGTTATTTAATAGATCATCTAATATAGATGAGGCATCATAGGATGTCGAAGTAACCATCTCGTATTCTTCATATGTTTTTTTAGAATCTACATATCTTACAAGTGGTGGTTCATAAGAAAATGTAGAACCCGTTATTCTATTCTTCGGAATTTGAAGCTGCATAATATTTTCGTCTTCAGAATCGTCTCCGCTAATAAGCTTTTTCTCCGTAATAAATATGGTCACTGCGCACTTCTGCTGGATAGCCAAAGATCCACCAGTGTCTGACTGCATTACGACTTCTCTTCTTTCTTTCATTCTATTAGAGTTTTCTTGAGCCGTAATTATAAGCACACAGTTCATATCTCTTGCAAGTTTTTCTAGACGCACCATCATTTCCTCAAACTCACCCCATCTAGCTTTACCCTTTGATCTAGTAAACATGGACTGTATCGTGTCTATCACGATAACATCTGGAATGTCTTCATTCTGCAGAAGGATTTCTCTCAGCCATTTTTCAAGATCTTCAAAATATGGAGTATCGGGATCATGCTTGACCATGAGACGATCACCCCACTGTATAAGCTTATTCATAAATAAGGACATATATTTTTTCTTATCTTCCTCATTCCAGTTATTAACCTCTGCATAAACATTTCTGCCTATTACTTGTGTCATTAATATTTTTTCCCAGTGGCTTCTAGCTTCTTCAAAGTTGATATACAAAGTTTTATAACCATTATCCAGCCAATTATTTACGAGGCACTTGGCAAACGTGCTCTTACCTTTCCCGGAAGCCGCAATAATTGCGTGTACAGACCCCCTATAAAAACCTCCATCATTAGTATATCCCATGGCTCTATTGAGGGATTTGTATTGTGTTGGTAGAAAATCGGGAGTATCTAATAGGGAATCTATTTTCTCTATAATCTCCTTAGCCGTTACCACGCCGTCATACGGATTATAATTTATTTGATTTTCTAAAGTTGTTATTTCTATAGCTAAAGATGTCATCTTGGACAAGTCTTCTTCAGACTTAAGTCCTTTTTGACTTAAGATAAATTCCAATTCTTTTAATAGATTTTTTTGCTTAATCTTATTATGCTTATGCTTTATAACTTTCGTAACTGCTTCTGGCGTAGAAAGCTCCATTTTATTCAGAGCATTCATTATTAAATCTACGCCATGCTGACCGTTTAGCGCTTCGTATAAATCACTTTCTGTCTGCATCCAGGTTTGAAATGCAACCGGATCCACAATATCCAACTCAGTAGATGTTGAATAGGAAATCAGAGACTTATAAAATTCATTTATTCCATTTTGGCCTTCCAGTAAACCAACCATGTCTGTGTGTAGGTTGTTCTTAAAAAAGGATATTGCTCCCGGCTGCCTAAAAGACAGCG